ATTAATCTGGAACACCAACTGCGCATTTTGCTTATCATCACGCCTGACACCAATAGGTAAGTCCAGACACTTTTCATTCCACGGCAACTCCAACTCTTCAACCGCTTTTTCCCAATGCTGCACAAATGTCGCTCGCGCTTCTGAATATCCACTCTTTTTCACCTCTTTTGACTCCACTTTGACCTTGGTATTGGTCAATTTATATTCTATACGCGGGGTTTGTATCTTCTCTTCGCTGAAATCCCAACTAAACTGGCACTTATGGCAGTAGGCGTACTCACCATTGATCTGCACTGTGCCTTGCTTACGTGCAGTTCCATCGTCACACTCAGGACACCAGGCACGCTTACCATTATGAGTTATGCGAGAGAAGACATCCGATGCGCTCCTCAAAACTTCCTGCGTAGGTTATACAGCGCACAGCAATGACGAAACGCCTGCGCACCCGCATCTAACTTATCACGATCAATGACATGCTTATGAAATTTGCCATCTTCCTTACCAAAGCGCATAATGATACCATATTTCACTTCCGCCTTAGGCTGCGCAGCTTCGTACATCATTGTATATGCACCTAACTGGATCATCATTTCAGGATATGGCCCACCTTTACTGGTTTTCCAGTCCACTACCACAAGATCACCATCAATCTTACCAATACAATCCACCGTACCACCAACGCGTAACTCTTCATTCACCAGCGCAAGCTCCGCAGCAAGTACCTTGAAATTTGCCTTATCATACCATGTTTTAAATCCAAAGAATGCTTTTAGTGCCTGCTCTTCTTGATTTGGCGTATAATCCCGCGTATCTACGTCAAAACCTTGAAGATAACCTTGTATAAGGATATGTGTTAATGTACCTATGTGGCCTGCTTCTCGCATCACTGCATCCGCATCTTCGCCCTGCGCTGTAATGCGCTTGGCCCATGCAATCAACGTATTCTTATTCCATCCTAACTGGTTGTTGATGATGGTGGTCACACTTGCTGCGCGTTTACCGTCTTTCAGCACATAGTTTTGACCATGTAACTTTGTTTTACCCATCGATGTATCTCTCCTTTAGTTCAGTTATAATTAAAAACGCAACTCCAAACGCTAAGACCCAGAACAACAGTCCTAAACCTAACACTAATATGTTTGCTACCCATTCTGCTATGTCGAACATGATCATAGTAACTCCTTTTCTTTTATGATTTTGGCAACTGCCTGCACTACATCTACCGTCACCGCGTTGCCTGCCTGCTTATATCTTTGTGTATCGCTTATCTCCACTACCTTATCATCGATGATACCATACTTATTGTGGTCATCGCTAAAACCCTGCAAACGATTGCATTCAACTGGTGTCAACCTGCGCACATTGGTATGCGTTTCACCATATACAATTTCTTTGTCATGCAGTAATAAATTTTCTGATCCATCCTTATAATATCTTGCGCTTATTGTTCTTGCAATCTGTGGATAGTCGGGCCGAAGCCGTTGTTCATTTCTTGATGTTTCTGTTTGTGATTCACCAGCGTTGTTAACACTTTGTTTGATAGGAAATACTTGCGGTCCACGTCCTGTTCCAATATAGCCGACAATGAAGACTCGCTGCCTGCTTTGTGGGATGGAGAAGTTCCTAGAATTAAGTAATTGGAACTCAATGGTATACCCAAGGTTATTAAGAACTCTGAAGATTGTAGTAAATGTGCGTCCATTGTCATGGTTAAGTAAGCCTTTAACATTTTCGAGTACCAGACATCGGATCGGTCTTTGTTTTTTGCGATAAAAAGATAAAAGCCGTGCAATTTCAAAAAAGAGAGTACCTCTGGTGTCATCAATTGATCTTTTTCCAGCCATGCTGAATGACTGGCATGGAAATCCTCCACAAAGGACATCAATGTTATCTGGCGTATCTTTTCCTGGTCGAATAAGTTTAATGTCATTTAGCTCCTCACTTTCTCTATATTTATATCTGTATACCGCGCTGGCATATTTATCTATCTCGCTAAAACCTACCCAGTCAAACTGGTAGCCTGCGCGCCTAAAACCTTCATGGAATCCACCAATTCCACTAAACAAATCAAGCATATTTATACCCGACATGGTAGCGTCCACCAAGCCAACCAATTCAAACAGTCATCCATTTTCATTGTTCGCACTTTTGTCGGGTTTACAACGTTTACAAATCTTTCTAGGCTTTCCATAACTAACAAAATCATCATAATATTCAGTGCGATTATGCCAGTTCACTCTGGAAGGTTCATAGCATTTTCTGCACTTCGTACAGTAAAATATCGTTTTATCTGCAAGTTCCGCATCTAAATTCTTTCTTTGATTGACCTTTTGTAATGCTTTCTGTCTTCTTCCGCCAAAAACAGTAAAATTATCCATTGATCATTTCCTTTATTTTGTCAGTTATATCATTTTCTTTACCTTGTCCATCTATGTACGCAGCAAAATGTACCTCTGCATTTTTTCTGCGTTTCATAAATGCTTTCATATCCTTACATAAATCTTCCATAGAAAATGCCATAAACATTGCATCTTCCCATTCATCATGCTCATTATCATAAGCTACACTGCCTGCGTAATGTCTTTCCATCAGCTAAACTCAGGAAACCGCTCATATGAATAGAACCACTTCCTGCCTTTTGTTTGATTGTTCTTGCCAGTTGTGATTGCCAGACTTAATGCATGCGAATTATCGTATGGATAATATGCAATTATATCTTTTGGCAAAAAGTATACTGCGACTACGTCAATTCGATTCGTATTTTTATACTTGGTCAAACTAACCTCAACCGCAGTACCTCTCTTTAATTCCATTACAGTTTTCACCTGCACGCGCTTCATCGCACCATTACTTAACTCCACCACTAAGTCCACTTGATCTACATCCACGACAGGCGCATAGATATTATATCCTTGCTCAATTAAGTCCTTCTGCACCGCTAGTTCACCCAGCGCACCTTTGTTCATACTATGCAAAGAGTAACTCCATAGGCTGAAGCTGGCTTTGTTCCATAATATATTTAGGACCATAACCCATATCCTGCATATTAACATCCTGCAAAAGTTGCGTGGATTTTGCTCCACCAAGAATGGTAAAGGTTGGAAACGATACATGCACCAGAATAAATATATCGCAGTCGTTTGGATTCTTTTTTGTCTTTGCCTGTAGGTATCCAGGATTATAAGTAGTGGTTTTAACATCGACCTTCTTACCTCTAACCTTGAGGTCGTATCCACTATAGTGTGGCCCAATGCTGAGATCGGGATACCTGTTAAAGTATTTGCACACTGCGATCTCGCCACCTGCACCATTGATGTCAGGTTCGAGCTTGCGTGGTCCGCGAGAGATCACTCCATTGTTCTGGTTTTGGAGCATCCTCGCTGTTCCTGTCTGGACTGCTATCTGCGCTTCTAACTGGTTTAGTATTATTTGCATGTGGGTTTTCCTCTTTATCCATAGCAGCGTATAACACCATATAATTAGCCACATCAAGACAACGTTGGTATGTGGTTTCATCACTATGGGTCTTGCCTGTTTTAGCATCGTTGCATATTGCATCGACATGTTTTAGTACATAAACCATTAGTGCCTGCTGTGCTGTGATTCCAAGACGCTCCGCAACGTGCTTGAAATTGTAGAATTTATCTTCATTGCTAATGGTATATTCTATTGATTTACTATCGCTGATTTTTGATGCGATATTGTAAAACTTATTCCTAAACTTATTAAATTCATCGTATTTCAATTTGTTCTCTCCTTTTTTGTTATATCATCATACTCATGTTGTAGGATGTGAAATGCTAGATTAATAAGTCCAATCACGCCTACTAAAGTAAATTCGTGAGTAGATTTGCCATTTTTATCTTCCAACTCAACTGGTATAATTTTTGTTTGATTTGGATACAAGTCTGGATTCACCAAGCTCATTAAAAATAATGCATATTTTTCACCATCAGACAAATTAGCTCTCTCCACTCTTCTCTCCTTTTTTATCTATTCTTCTTAATATTTCATCGCAGGCATCCATGCATACGTCTAATCGTAAATCCTCGCTTACAAGCACCTTTTTCAGCGCATTATTGACACATTCGCTAACCAGTTCAACCATTGCTGACCTTGCGTTTTTCTGTTTCATTGGATATGGCATTCTCTCTCCTTATAGTTTAGCGGAGCCATGACTATCACGATCATTAGACACGCCATCTTCGGGTTTATGGGTTTCTAAGGCTCCGCTATTAAATAAATTCTTCATCCACTCATGCCTGACTATCCAGAGCCAAGGCTTTCTATCTTGGCGGACCATCACTACGTCCGCATTTTTAAAATCTAAAAATCCTGCAATCTTTTTCCTGCGCTTAACCTGCACACGAATCGTTAAGTCACCTTTAGTAGCCTTAACATCAATATCGCTCTTTTCACCAAAGCTACGGCCATCACTGCCCCAACTGCGTTCGGCTATGAAGCCGAGATCGCGGAGCAATTCAACGACCTCGACTTCACCTTTGTAGCCTTTTCGGGATGCGGAAGAAGGCATCAGAAAGGTAACTCTTCCTCGCCTTCCGCGGTTGGCGTACTCTCAAAAACCTTGTTTGGTTCGTAGGTTTTCTTAAACTCTGCATACGCACTTTTTGTTTCCTCACTAAGAGGTGCTTTTGGGCATGGTGTAACAGTATACGTAGTGTCCATGCCATCACCACTGCGTGTAACGATCACATCGTATTCTGTTAGATTTCCCCATTCAGAGTTTCGATCCAACTCTGTTAACTGCTTTTGTACAGTAGCTTGGGTCACATCCAATACTTTGATTGAATTGCCATCCCACACTGGTATCTGCCAAAAGTGTTTTGGCTTCTCACCTGCGGGTGCTTCACCTGCTGTTTTGATGCGAACTGGCGTACGATCATCCTGCCAATACTGATAACCCATTACGGGTGTACCTAATATTCGGAATCTGTTTTCGCCCTTGACAAATTTCATAAAGCTACTCTCACCAGTGCTTGGCACATCGTAGGTAGGCTCTAGTAGTCCACTCATCGTTACTCCTTTATTATGTTATAGGTATATCCATGGCGATCGAGTAAAGCGAGTATCTTCTTATAAGTTGCGTCATCTGTATTGGCTTTAACACCGATGTCTGATTTATAGACTTTTCGCGCACCTGGAATGTATGTTTGGGATTCACCCAAAACTTTTCGCACTTTTTGTGCAAACTTAATTCTTTCTTGTTTATCTGGTATATGGATTGTGAGGAGCATGGGCGATACCTAATGACGTAAAAGAGAGAGAGAGTGTAGTTGTGGAAACGTCACTTCAATCAGTATCGCCCAGTATGTATGATAAACAACTAATAAGGCCACTGGATAAACTCCATCTTTAAACCAAGAACGCGAGCGATCCTGACCTTATGTTCATAACGAAACTTACGCTTGCCACGCATCATAAGTGAGAGCATTGATTTATCCAGCGCAATTTCTCGCGCCAATTGGTTTTGACTAAAACCACACTCTCTCATATGTTGTTGTAAAGGCTTCATAAGTGTTGACAAAGTTTAATGCGCCTTGTCAACACTAAGCAAGAACTATTTTATATTAGAACTCTTCTTCTATGCGCATACCGACATTATATACGTCTGGCGCGACTTGTTGCATGTCTAAACTGTTCTGTGCAAATCTAGCAAACATATATTCTGACTCCGCATTACTTCCTGTGCTTGTATTATCAATACAGAATATAAAAGGTCTATGTGGGCCATCTGTCATGTTCCAAACATCAGATACTACAGTATCATCTGAATATTGATATTTCGTGGTTTCGGATGGAAGCAAATTACTTGCTGCAAGATAGCTGAAATTCATATCATATGCTATACGTCCACCATACACTGTTTGACCATATGTTCCTAGCGCAAATGGACTTTTAGATGTACTGGATGCAGTTCTACCAAAGCTAGTAGACGTTCCATAACGCTGACCACCAATTGATTCATTTATATTTACTTTATCATATACGATTCTACGCGTAAGATTTAAGTCTGGTGATTGTGGCATGTCAAAATGCTCACCAATCATTATACCACCTAACCGAAAATCTGTGCTACTATCCCATAAATTAGTTCCACCAGCTCCTTGATTGACATCTCCACCACTTGTTTGACTACCTTCAAATTGAACTGCCCAAAAGCGTAAGTCCTGTTCATCAAATTGAATAATTGTAGTTCCATCACTATTTGGCTCTATAACTACACTACGATTACCACTTGCCACATTTATATTATCAGCATTTATTATTTCTGTTGTGGTAATATTACTCCACTCTGCATCAGTGTCTGGATCGGTAATGTCAATCGCAGCACCATCTATTGTTTGATGGTCAGTATTTTCATTTCCAGCAAAAAGCCTTATTTTGCCTTTTGAGGACGCAAGGTTGTGATTCAATATTGCTACATAAGATTGCTTATATTGATCGGTAGTAAAATTAGCATTAAATAATACATGTCCATCTGGATCGCTACTCGTATCAAATGTTACTTGGTTTAATGGACGCAAGTCTAATACATCATCTACAGTGTTTGTAGCAGGCAACCCGATAAATCCGCTAGAAGCATCTGTTGCGGTAATTGTACCAATTGAAGCTCCTCTAGCTTTATGATAGTTTATTAAATCTGTATAAAATCTTGGTGTGCGTATATTTTGATTAGCCATTAGCCTACCTCTCGTGCGGTTATATTTACTTTGCCTAGTGATCGTTTTGTTTCAACAATCATAAAATATTTGTCTGTTGCGAAATCTGTGCCAAACATCTCTACTGGCATATCTGTAAAAGTGACAATATCTCCAGTCTCTAATACGTATGCCTTTGCAGGATTTACCACATCGCATGACACTATAATTTTCATATCACCTACAATATTATTGTAATATGAGTAAAAATCTGCATTGCAATCAGCGTTTGCTGTAGTTGGTATTGTGCCAACATTCATATCTAAATTAATCGAAGAAATACCTTCTTTGGCTCCTAAATTATATTTTGCTCTGCTAGTTTCATTCGTACTAGTTACCGTATTATAATAGCGATTTGACACAGCAGGATGTAAATGATTACTAATATTTATCTTAGTTTGCAGCTCACTAAATGATGTTGTGTTTACCTGCACTCTATCAATATCATCACTAGTCATGTTAATTGATGCGGATAGCTCACTACTTTTTTTAATATAGATATACTTTAATTCATTGCTGGGCGTAAATTTTGCAACAAATCCAGATTCATAAGCCAATTTATCTAACGCAGTTTTAAGAGATTGAGGTTCTAAAAACCACGTACGTACTTTCCAGTTGTCTACTGTTCGATCTGTATTTAAATCAGACCAACCTGTAGGTTCTGTTGAATCAAGACCTGCAAATCTCATCAATAAATCTCTGTGCGCATCGTGTCCATGGCTTATCGCTCCAGAATCCCAAGAAGCTGTTAAACCATCTGCGCCTAAATAAAGATATTTTAAATTTTCATTAGAGCTTATACTATTATTGGTATTTGCTTTACCTTCATCATATGATTGTTGTACATCAAAGTACATTACTATATCTGTAATAGCAATATTGACTACTACATTAGATGAGGTACTACTAGATATTGTTGTGCTAAAATTGATTGCACCAACATTATTATTTGCATCATCTAATCCAATGGTGCGATAGGTTGAATCTGATTTAGCAATAGTAGGACTAGAACCTCCAAGTGAAGGATCAGTCATAGGTACTGCATTGAAACCTGGTGCTACTGTACCAGAAAAATAATCTCCAGAACCATTAGCGGTACTGACTCT